TCAAAATTCATTAAATATGGTGGATCAGTAAATACCATATCAGATTTTCTATTATTCATTAATTTTTTTATATTTTCTTGTATTGTACTATCACCACACATTAAACGATGATTACCTAATATCCAAATATCACCTGTTTTTGTAATTGGATCTTCTATTTCCTTAAGAGCCTCTTCTATATCGAATTCATCTTCTTTGGATCCTATTACATCTTTCAAAATGTCATCTATTTCATCATTACTAAATCCTGTAACATTCATATCAATATCTGTTTCTTTTAATTCAGCAAGTATTGCTTCTAATTTATCGTCATCCCACTCTCCACTAATTTTATTTAATGCTAAATTAAGAGCTTTTTCTTTATTCTTATCTAAATCAACTACAATACATTGAATTTCTTCATATCCTAGTTCTTTTAGAACCTTTAATCTTTGATGACCTCCTATTACTGTCATATCAGAATTAATAATTATTGGAGCAACATATCCAAATTCATTAATACTAGCTTTTATCTTCTTATATTCTTCATCTTCAGGTTGTAAATCTTTTCTTGGGTTATATTCTGATGGTTTTAGCTTTAGTATATTGATTTTTTGAATATTCATAATTGACTCCTTCTTTTCAAAACATTTTGATTCATATATGCAATTTTTACATTCTCTTTTCATACATACATCATATTTCATAAGCATATTCCTTTTATTTTGGTTGCGGTCAGAGGATTCGAACCTCGTCTTTAGGCTATGACCCTAATGTGCTGCCGTTGCACCATCACCGCATATAAAAAGCTACCTAAAGGGGAATAGGTAGCAAATCGAAAATATATGAGAAACAAAAATGAAAATATTTAGTATTTTTGCAATTATAATTATAACAAATTATTTTTTGAAAAAATACAGAAAAAATATATAATTTTTCTATAATTTTTTATTTTTATTGTATTCTCGTTGCATTTTCGCTACAGAATTTTTTATTGCTTTCGTTATTGCATCATAAGTTTTATTCATTTTTACCGCTATTTCTTCTATACTATTCATAGAATAAAATCTTAATGCTATAATATCTTGATTGTATTTTTTTAGTGTTTTAACTAGATCCTCTACTACTTTTATCTTCAATTGCAATTTTTTTATATTTCTTTTCTTCTCTGATATTTTATCTTCTCTTTCTATTACTTGATTTTCAATATTTGATTGAACATATCCTTTTGCTTTTGGCATACCATCTAAACTAGAACTTTTAATATCTATAATTTCATTTTCTAATTCTTGTATTTCCGCTTCCATTATACTTATTCTAGCTTTATATGTATTATAGTTTTCTAACACCTCCTGAACATTCATCTTTTGCACCTTCCTTTCACTTTTATTTTCTATCGAGTTCGTTTTCGATTTTTTTATTATGAAATATTTTTTTGAGTGTTTTTCCTTACAATTTTCTATTTCTATCGTTTTTTATTGTATATTGTTTTTTCTATTGTTTTTTATTTCTTCTAAATCGTTATATTCACAATTTCTTTTTAACCACTTTTCGCAACAATAACTAGCTCCTTCAGTTGTTTTACAAAATGGATATTTACCACAATTTCCACATCGTTTTTTATTTTCCATCTCTTATACCTCTTCTTATTTTATTGAAAATGTCCAAACTTAGCAGTTTCTTCATAACATTTATCTTTCAAATTTAAATCTTTAATTATATTCTTTAACTTACATTCTTCGTAAAGCTCTGGTGATGGTTTTATATCTCCTTTATCACTATCTATGTATATAGCAAGTGGTTTTTCTAATCCTATTGCGTAAGATAATTGTGCCTCACACCATTGTAGCTTGAATTCTCTTAAACATACCTTTGCTATTTCTCTAGCTTTATATGCTCCGCTTCTATCTACTTTTGTTGGATCCTTTCCAGAAAAAGCACCTCCACCAACATTAGCAAATGACTGATATTGATCTACTACTATTTTTCTTCCTGTTAGTCCTGCATCTCCTTCAAATCCTCCTATTTCAAACTTACCAGTTGGATTTATTAGAAATTCTCCTATTTTAATTTTATATTGCTTTACTATTTCATAACACATATTTTTTATTATTTCATCTGTGAGTTCTCTTTCCTTTTCTGTATTTTGATAGCAAATTGTGAATGTTTTAATATACTCTAATTTCATGTTATTGCTATACATCCCTGTAATTTGTGCTTTTCCATCAGGTAAGAACCTTTTATCTAGTTTTCTTAATTCATCATACATTTTAGATAACTGTTGTAATATTACCATTGCTGTTGGTAGCATTTGTTCTGTATCATTGCAAGCATATCCAAACATCATTCCATTATCTCCTGCTCCATTTACCTCATCGTTTGTTCCAATTGCTATGTCTGGACTTTGTTTTCCTATATTATCTATAATCTCATAGTCAGTAGAATATCCAACTTCTTCTAGTACTCTTTTTGTTATTGCTTGTACATCAATAGTTGCTGCAGTTGTTATTTCTCCTGTTATAAATATTTTCTTTTTTCCTCCAACAGTTTCTATTCCACATCTACTATTTGGATCTTGTCTTAAACATTCATCTAGTATTGCATCACTGATTTGATCACATACTTTATCAGGGTGTCCTCTAAATACAATTTCATTACTATATAGCTTCATTCATTCTTTCCTCTCTTTCTTCTTTTTCTCTTATCAATTTATTTACCGCTCTTACCACTTCATTTATCTTGTTATGTTGTTCCACAATATGTTCTATTGGATCTTCTGTATTAATAAGTTTGTTTGGCATTTCTTCAATCTCTTTATTATCTTCTATTAATTCAAAACTTAAATCCATTATGTTTTCTGCTCTATCTTTTATTACAAAATCTAATGTACAATTTTTATAATCTAAGCTTACACTACTAACTTTTTGATTTGCTTTTATTTCTCCTTCACATAGCATTTTTAGTAATTCATATCCTTTATATTTTTTCATTCTCCTTTTCCTCCTTTTCCGCTTCTTCGTTAATAGTTTCAATAATCTTTTGTATTCCAAGAGGTGTATATCTTATTCCACTTTCATTAAATGCTTTTGCTACTACTTCAGCATCATTTCTTTGCATTCCACACCCCATTAATAACTTTTTAAATCTTTTTCTTGTAAGTGTTTCCAAGCCTATTTTCTTCATAAGACTTCTTTTTTCATTTTTTGTTAATGTAACTGTTATTTCACCAGAATATGCCGTTTCAAATGCTTGTTGATTAAAGTCACCAAGTTTTGATTGTAAATAATTTTCTTCAGCAAATTCTACCGATTCCACTTTTCCTATTTCTTTCATTTCTCCATCTTCAGCTTGAATAAATAGTTTTCCTTTTTCTATTCCTTCGTTTTCTGTTGGCATCTTTACCCCTCCTAAACTTTATATTCCTCTTTTTCATATTTTTCACACGCAATTATTCCTAATATTTCTATTTGGTCTAATCTGTAGCCATTTATTATTAACCAATCTTCATTACTTCTTGTGTCATGATATTTTTTTACAATTGTTATGTATTCGCTATTTAATCCTTTTAATTTATATCTAAGTATATCTTTTTCCTTAATCAAATCCTTGATATTTTTACTATGATCCACTATACTAGATATTTCAACTAATCCTTTTTTACATTCAATATACAATGGCATATAATAATCATCATTTATTACTTGATCTATTTTTCCTTCTCCAGTTCTGATATACTCTCCTATTTCAAATGTTTCTAACATTCTTCCCTCCTATTTCTCTTGTGTGATTTCAATAGGTGCATTTAATTCTTTTATAACATCTTGCATAGTGTCTACTTTTCCCTTTAAGTATGCTATTTCTTTGTCTTTTTCTATTAGTGCCTCTTCTAGCTTTTTATTTTTATTTATAACTTTCTCCGCTTCTTCTTTTGCCTCTTTTATAATTCTCCCAGCTTGTACCATCATTATTTCTGGATTATTTAATAATTCATCAATTATTGTTCCAAAAGATTTATTTTTATCCTTTTCTTCTTTTATTACATTACTACTGGTATGTGGCGGTGTTAACCCTTCACTTGTTGCCTTTCCTTTCGGTCTGTATCCCTGTATCATGATATCCTCCTTTAAAATTTTAATTTTTTTATTTCCTTCTTGTGCTCTTTTAAATATTCTCTTCTTTCTTTTCTATTCATCATGTTAAATTTTTCTTTGTCTATTATTTCTTCATCAAGAAGTTTCCTTTGTTTCTCTGTCATTTTTGGCTTTTCTTTTTCAAACACTTTTTATTCCTCCATAAATTCTAAAAATTCTAATAACTCTTTATCATTTTCAAAATATGCTAAACTTGTTACTATGTCTATTTTTCCTCGTATAGTATAATCATTCCATTTGTAATTTTCTTTTATTAATTCCTTTAACTTTTCTGTTTTTATTGTTACATGATGTGTTGTAGTATTTTCTTCTATAACTATAAATCTATCTTTAGTTGCAATATAATATCCAATTCTTCCAACTTTATTATCTAGTTCTATTTTGTATTCATTTCTTATTTTTTCAACTACTATTCCTGTTATTCCATCAAGTTCTGGGTGCTTAATTTTAACCTTTTTTCCTATAATATCAACATCATAATAGCATCCTTCGCATCCCATCTTTTCTACTCTACAATGTTCCCATTCCTTATCATCACATTTCACTTTTGTGTACCTCCTAACTAAAATCATGATATGAAAACCTATATCCATCAATATTTTTACAATATTCATTAAAGTTTTCTGGATTATTTTTTGATCTTTCATCTTTTTGTTTGTTTTCAATTATTGCTAACAATTCATCTTTTTTTATTTCTTTATTATATTCATCAAATAATATATATTCTTCTGTATCCACATTATTTTCAAGCCATTTTTTAAATTGTGGAAATGTATGAAATTCATTATTATCACGAAATAAGAATAACCATCCATAACTTGATTTTCCTATATGTATTTCTCTGTTATATAAACTTGGTTTTCTTTTTACTGCATAGTAATTAGTTCCCATCACCCTTTCTCCTTTCATTCTTTTATAATATTTACGATTTTATAGTATCTAGCATTATCTCTTTGCATACTTCTTATCATTGATTGAAATAATATTTTACTATCTACTTTTAGATCTTGTTTCTTAGCTTTCTTTATACTTTCAAGTGTATTAAAATTTTTAATTAAAACTCCTATTTCTTCAGGAATTTCACTTTTTACTTTATTGTATAAGTCAAATGGCATAACATAATAATTGTAGTTTCCTATAAAAGTGTTATTGCATTTGCTATGAAAATCATTCTCACTTATTTTTATTTCAAAACATTTCCAGCAGTCATTTGTATCATAGGTTAAATAATCAACTCTTTCTTTTCCAAACCAACCTATCGTAACTTCAAAGCAACCAAATTGTCCTTGTTTATCTGTATATTTAAATAAACAATCCTGTAATTCTTTAGTTATCTTTGTTTTCATTATTTAAGTTCACTTTCTTTTTTAATTTCACTATTACTGATCCTTTATTATAATTTTTAGCAATCAAATATGATGTATATCCATCTATTAAGTTATAATCTGTATCAATAATCATTTGTAATTCAAATTTATGATTTTTCTTATAATATTCGATTTTCCTTTGCATTTTCTTTTGATTTGGTTTTGAAAAATTTTTAGGTATTTTTATTTTACTTATATCAACTTCAACTGATGATTCATTTAATAAAGCATCTATAATAATTGCTTGTAGTTCAGTACGGTTTTCTTGTAAAGTAATTATTTCTTCATTCCCCTTCTTCATTTTTAAGTAGCATACTTCTGTCATCACAATAACAATCCATAATATACCGCATATTACCCAAGCAATATTCTTTCCTATTATTCCTGTTAAAATATCTAATATTGCATTTAATATATATAGAGTTATTCTTATTTTTTCTGACTTTTTCAACTTTGTTGCTTCTTCCCATGTTTTTGTTTCATACATTTTGCATCTTCTCCTTTTTTTCTTTTTATCTGCAGCACAAGATATTTTTGTAAATCAATGTTTCTTTTTGTTCTGCAAATATTTAAATCTTGAATTTCATTTTCTAATTCTGTTATTTTTTCTTTTAGTTTTCTATTTTCATATACTTCATCATAATAAAGTTGTTCATAGTCTTTATTTTCCATATCATAGATCCTTTTTTCTTTTATTTACTTTATCTAATAACTTTGCTACTGCAACACCCGCTTTTGTTAATTCAGTATCTTCTTTAAATAAATTATTTCTATTCATTATTAGTTCTTCGGCATCAGAAACCACAATCAAATTATTTAAATCAAAGTTTCTATTGTTTCCATCTGCAAATATTACTTTATGTCCCTTTGGAACTTTTCCATATTTTTGTTCATATAAGTAACGATGTTTCCTAATCCAATTGTTATTCTTTTGTCCATCTTGTATTTTAATTAATATATATCCATTTTTATCTATTCTCTCACTACCAATTGCTCTTGCATTTGCTGGAATATTACCTTTTTTAAACATCGTAGCTCTACATTTTTCATATTGTTCAGGGCTCATCGAGCCCTTTTTCCCTTTATTCCATGAAGTTTGTCCTTTTTCAAATCGTCCTCCAACTATTCCGCTTTGTAAATTATGTTTATTTTTTATATTAGCAATAGCACTTTCACTTACATTCATATTAAATTTTTTATTAAATCTATCAGTTAATTCTTTTAAAGTAATGCCTTTTACATTGTTTTTTACAAATTCTATATGTTCATCTTTATATTTTCTATGTTGTTCCTTCCTTCTTCCAACTTTCAATTTATGGCCACTGAGATATGATTTCATTGCTTTATATGTAATATTTGTATTAAATCTATTATTAAATTCTATTTGTAATTCTAATATTGTCTTCCCTTTATAATTATCAGCAATATACTTTTTCATTTCTTCAGTGTAAAATTTACTCATTCTTTCCATCTCCTATTTGTAATATATCTGGTATTTGATTTGTTTTTCCATATTCATCAAAATGTTTTTGTGCTTTTAATGCTAGTTCTCCATTATTTATAATTGTTTGTGCTATATTGGCCATACTTTTGGCCCTTTCTCTTTCTTCTTGCAATGCTTCGCCTTTTAGTCCTTCATCGTTTAATCTTTCTAGTTCTTCAAACAAGTGATTATTAAGATCTACTAATTTATTTTTTGTTCCCATTTTTTTATCTCCCTTCTATTGTCTTATATATGGTCTATCTACATATAGTGCTACTGGTGGTTGTATATTTCCCATTACTGATAAATATATTTTCCCAGTTTTTATAAATTCTTCTTTTTCTTTTTCAGTCATTTCCCAACATGAAACAATATGATTTTCTGTTTTTAATGCTGGTAAATCTCCACACCCTTGTGCTTTAAATACACAATTTGCATCTTCAAAATTTACTGGATTCATAATCCTATACCTCCTTAATTTTTAAATTGTATTTATCTTCAAATACTTTCTTAATCCTATACCTCCTTAATTTTTAAATTGTATTTATCTTCAAATACTTTCTTTTTTGTTATATATTCTTTTGTCTTAAATCCCTTTACATCAATAACTTCTGATGTACCATCATTATTGAATATTATAAAATCTGCTTTATATTTTAATCCTGATGCTAGTATAAATATAGGCTGCAAACAAAAACCTCTAATGTCTCCGCCCTGCAGCCTTAATTTTAAATTGCAATAGTAATCCGCTTCTTTTTTGCTATCAAATGTTTGTCCATCTACAGATGTTTTTACTGCACCATATTTACTTTTTTTATTTCCTTTTTGCTGATATTCCCTATATTCTTCAATGCTCCAATGTTCTTGCATATTACTACTCCTTTGGCATTTCATATACTTTTGGTGGATATATAAAGTTAGCAACTCCACCTCTTTCTCCTATTACTTGTTGGCATCTTCTATATAATCCCACTATTTCTTGTAATACTTCTTTTGCTTTTTGTTCTGTGTTATATTCTCCTAGTAATATGTAATTGTCTCCTGGAGCATTAACTGTAGTATATATTTCATATAAGCATTCATTATCTTCATCATCGTGGAAAAGTTTAACACTTAATATATTTTCAAAATTTATCACTTCTTTTTTATCTTGACTAACTAT